TAGCTTCTGCCTCATCAATAGCACCTGCTTGTTTCTGTATCTTAGCTTCAGCAGCCAGCAACCCAGAGTCTAACGTCCGTTTAAGCTGTGATGCTACGTTCAAGGTCTTACCTGCTTCGCTCATACGTGCTGCAAGTAGATCGCCCATCTTAACTCGTGAACCACTAAGGTCACCAAACTGCATACCAGTGAACTTACCCATAGTAGCGTTGATACTTTTTAGCTCTTCCTGTGTGAGAGAGTTAGCTACGTTAGTGATGACATCAGAGATGTGGATCTCTTTGCCAATCTTGTAGCCCTTATCTTTGAACACACCAGCGAGACCACCGATCTCACCAGGGGTGTCACCAAACATGATCTCCTTAACAAGTTGAGAGTCATCAATGACACCCTTACCAAACTCACCTCTATCTACTTTCTCGTTCCACTTATCTGCTGCTTCACGTATAGCCTTAGCAGCTTCAGGAGCATCCTTCTTCTTCAGGATAGGGGCGTACTCATCAATAGTCTTCTGAGCAAGCTTCTCCATCTCAGTGCGTGTATCTTCCAAGCCAGACTTACCTGCACCTGCCTTACGAGCTATTAACTGAGCGCCACCAGCAACACCACCTAAGAGAGCAGAGAAGGCGGTCTGTGTCTTGCTGTAGGTTTCCTGTGCTCCAACATCTAGCATAACTTGCTGTGCAGCTACGTCTTGGTACACGGCAGCTAGTGCGTCTAAGCCTGTAGTCGCATACAAGGATTTAGTAGCAGCTGTCTGGAACAACTCCTTCTGCTTCGACTTCATAGCGTCTTTAGCTAAAGCTCTCTTACCTTCTTGGGCAACTTTCTCTGAGACCTTTTCATACACACCTCTAGCCCTGCGAGTAGACATACCCTGAGCAGCCGCTCTAGCCGCAGCCTCTTTACCCGCTTTTATACCTGCCTCTTTAGCAGCCTTAGCAGTAGCTCCATTCTGAAGAGCCTCACGCCCAGCGCGTTGTACGGCAGCTTTGATAGCTACACGTCCGGTGACTTGAGCACCACCAGCAGCGGCACGTCCAATACCACCAGTAAGCAAGCCTAAGTAGTTGGTAGGGTCAGTTGCTGCAGCAAACACGTAGTCCCCTACACCAGAAACAGCACCCATGAAGCCATCATTAACAAATACGTTACCTAGTTGGTCATATATCTGGTAAGCTTTACGGGCTGTTTCTTTCTGCCTATCGTTAGCTTTACTGACGAAGCGCACTTCACCTGCAGTAGAGACAGTGTTAGCGTTAAAGTAACGCATGTGCTTAACAAAATCATCTACTACTTCCTCATCTGTTTTGGCACGGTAGTCCTGACCCATACGCTCAATCATGTAGTCACGAATAGGTTGTGAATACTTATAGTCTGACTGTAGGTCTGTTACTGTAAGGGATTCTTCTGGATCAAACGATAGAGGCTCAACCCTTTTCTTAGGTACACCGCTGGTAAGATTCTTAATGTACTCTTGGCGTTCAAAGAAGTTCATGTTTAGTCATCCTCAAACTGCTTGGGTGTTCCGTCTGGGTTGTGGGTTTCCTCATACTTTCTATCCCACTCTTCAATCGCATTAACTTGGTATTCTCTACCTGATAGAAGCTTAGTACGAGTAGTTGTAGCATTGGGGTCTGTGGGTCTAGGTTCAACTATGATAGGTGTTCTATCCGCGTTGTAACGACTGCCGTACTTTTTATCCCACTTACGTTGCTTTACAATATCACCGCCTGTGTCACCCGTTGGACGTTCCTTGCCCTCTGGTAGTGAAGACACTGTTGTAGGATCTACTGGTAAAGGTGGTGGTAGTAACTCTTCACCTGACATGCTAGATAACTCATCAGCAGATGCTGGTATCTCATCCATAGGCAATGCTTCTGGCGTCTCCTCTGGTTTTGGTGCAGGGTCTCCATCTTCTATGCCGTAAGACTTCTTGAGTTCTTCTAGATAGTCTGCACCCATAAGTTCAGTTATCTGTTCCATCGCAAAAGAGTGGTCAAAGAAACCAGCTGGGCCTGCATACTGATCTGCATTGAGTCGAATTAGTTTATCCACCGCCTTTTCAGCGTAAGCTCTACGAGCTTCTCTACCCACGACATTTATATCTGTCTGAGGTACTTGCCCTGTTTGGATACCTTCTGCCACCTGTTGGTCTATATATGCCTTTTGAGCCGCCTCTACATAATCGTCTGCTTCTTTAGACTCCATAGTTTCTTGGAACAACTCTGTCATGTCATTGGCAAAGGTGTAACCATCGTTGCGCCCAAAGCGTTCCATCTCAGAGAAAGACATTACAGCATTAGGAATAAGAGAGTTAAACTCATTCAGACGTGCTGCAGCATTTACATCAGCAATAGACATCTCGCCCATACCAGGCATCTCACGCAGCTGTTCCTGTGCGCGTGTCTTAGCGCCAAATCCAAAGAGCCTACCTACTACACCAGTATTATCTTCTGCAGGGGCAGCTTCACCGTAAGCACCATATGTCTGCTTAGCAAACTGTTCGAGAGACATGTCGATGAGAGAGGCGTCAATGCTAGGAATGTTAGGCATACTAATGATAGCCTCAACATCGTTCATAGATAGCCTTTGCCCAGCGGATAAGCCTGCCTCTGCGTGTGCTTTTGCAAGCTTGTCACGAAACTCTTTTACTCCAGTCATACCGGAAGCCATAGCTGTACGAACCATAGCTTTAGCATCTGCTCCCTCAGGCAAGTACTGAAGGGCTTCTTTACCTAGATTAACAGCAGCACCCGCTCTAGTAGAACGAGTGTTAATCAGCTGTATGTTACGCTCAAAAGCTTCTTCCTGCTTCTCTTTGTAAGCCTTGGCTTCCTCACGGTTCTTAGCTATACCAGTAGAGACTTGACCTAGAAATGCGGCTAAAAATTCATCTTTGTTGAATGCCATTGTGTATTACCCTTTTGCCATCAAGCCCATAGGCTTTTCTTCTGGTGTCATCTCTTCCTCCACAGGTTCTCCCTCCTGCGTATCAACCATATCCTGCACCATCTGCTGGCCCTGATCGGGTGTCTCTGTTTCTTCTTTGTCTAGCATGGCACTAGCTGTCATCATAAAGCGTTGCATCTCAGCAGCTTCTGCTTTCTTCTGAGGATCAACACTAGAGTCTTTTACAGTGATGCCCATATCCTCTAAGGAAGCCTTGAGATATGCATGGATAACAGGTGCTACAACAAGACCTGCATCTACTGTGTGCAAGCCACGCATAACGCCCTGCATGTATGTAGTCTCTACGATAGGTGCTAGAGATACCCCAGCTTGAATCATAGTACCAAAGTCCTGCAGCACTTCATCATTGTTCAGGCGCTCAAGGTAATACATAGCCACCTCATTAACATCTGACATCTGAGGTGGCTGCTCCCAAGGGTTATTACGTGGTTCACCTGTAAGTGACTCACCCGGAATGGGTCTATCAAACGGTCCTGCTATTGGCATCTTTATATCCTACTTAGTAAATCCAGCACCGAAGTATAAACCTACGATGGCTGAGACAATGTGTGTATCTAACGGTGTAATGACAAAGCCTTGTGCATACTTCCACTTTACCATCTCTTCACCGGGACCAAAGATAAAGTCTAGGAACCCAGCTTGAATTTCTGTGTAGCCTACGATGACACTAACTTCTGGGTAGAAGACAGCGACTAGCTTTGGTAGAACAATAATAGCAAAGACTGAGGATAATGCAATAAGTCTTCGTGTCCAAGCGAAATGTTTATCGTTCTTTCCTGCGTCACGAGCCATTGCCACTTGCTTAGCGTTGAAGCTGGCACGTTCCATGAGCATCTTCTGCTGGGCTTCTTTAGCCTTGATAGACTGGCCCCATACGGACATGACCCCACCTAACACGGTGGAGCCTAGCATTGTGATGAGTTCTAGAGGGAGACCAAACATTAGTTAGCTATTCCTGACCTACGATCCGCAAGAGGTAACACACTAGATACATCCCTGCGTTTATCAATGAGACCTGCAAACTTTAGCTCTTTCATAACGCGGTTGTCCATGCCAGCAGTATATCTTCCTGCGTCTTTACGTCTTAACTGCCTAGCAAATTCTGTAACATCCCTGTCTTTAGCGGCTCTTAAAACAGCAGTCCATTGCTCACCTGCTTTTCTACCTCCAACATTGTATGCCAGAGATGTTAAAGCTCTTTGGTATGATGGATCTAGCTGATTCCAAGAAGTTCCTATGTTAGCAAGTTTAGTGTCCCATCCAGCATCTCGTGCTGCTTTTGTGTGCG